ACAGATGGTGGATTAGAATCTAGCGTTATCTGCCCAGTGGCAGGAGTTGAAGTAACGCTTATGAGTCCAAAGTTATCGTAAGGATCTGTGGCAGAGTCAAAACTAGAACTGATTAGTCCAGAATCTTCAATTAGATCTACACTTGCTACAATAGATCCAATATCAAGTTGATCAAAAATGTCCGGGAATATGAAGATATTCATCGTACTGTTCCCCCAGTTAGGTATGGAGATATAGTCCTTTCGCTACCATTTTTTATTTCAAAGGCTGTTCCAAATCCTATCCATGTCAATATAATACCAAAGAAGACGATAGTGGTATCATTTAAATCAAAATGAGGAACAAATTCCTGAAGGATAAGTTTAGTTTCTGACTTACCTTTTAAGAATCTGCAAGATCCATTTGAAGTATATGTAAAAGTATTGATTACTCTTATATCTCCTAGATTTTCTAAGCAATAGAAAACACACCAAACTCCCCCACAGTCAATAATTTCTGTGGGAGAATCTATGATGCTTCCATAATTGTCAGAAAACTCTATCATTCTTTTAACTTCGATTACTGAGTAAAAAGGGGGAGGCTTTTTATTAAGCACTCCCCCAAAATCAAATAATAATAGTTTTTATATCACTCAAGAGTTACGTTCAGAGTTACCTTGATTTCGTCACCAGGGTTTTGAATATTGTAAGGACCGTTTGTAAATCTTTCAGCGTAGAAGATACTGTTGAATAGAGTTGCAGTTCCAGATCCCTGAAGTGATGGAGTTGTATAGAATTCGGTTGCTCCAGGTACAGAGAATACAGTATAGGTTGCAGAAGTAATACCTGCACCATTACCTTGAACGTATAGAACATCGCCAGCATTTAGACGGTGAGCTGAAGTTCCACAAGAAACTTTCGAATATGTAAACTTAACAGTTGATCCAGTTGCAACCTGAATGTTAGCAAGCAGAGGAGAATCTAAATAAACTCTATTTGTCGATCTGTCAACACCAACAACTCTTGCAGTAGTTGCGATACCAACGGTTTGTCCGCCTAATGCAAGGTGAGTTACACCCATTCCAGTTGTAACATCATCAACGTTAATTGTACCATCAATTGTAAAATAAGTATTTCCAACGATTCCAATTGTTGGATAAGAATCGTTACCCTTATTAATTGCGGTTCCGATAGCAACGGTAACTGCATCAGGAACACCAAGAATTCCAAGAGGAAGATTATGTGCTCTTGCCAGATAGTATCCGTAGATATTACCAGCATTAGTACCAGAACCAGTACTACCAGTAAAGGTGAATGTCTGCTCAGGATAAGTAGCAGTAACGGTAGTTCCTGCGGCTCCAGATTTAACAATCTGCCAGCGAGAACCATTCAGAAGAATGCCATAAGCATTTGAGAAATTCTGAGTGGATTCAGTTCTTGCATTACTTACTAATGGATATCCAGTTACTGATGCGGTTCCATATCCACAATATAGTGCAGCATTACCACCAGCGTATGGTTCATAATATGCAAATCTGCTGGGAACGTCAGCATCAGCAGGGGCAGTATTTGATGAAAATAATTTTAGAATTAAGTTTCTTGGATTGGTGGCAGCTAAATCGAGAACATGATTATTTGCGCCAATAAGATATCTAAGGGATTCTTCTTCACCAATCGCTGGTACTAACAGTGCCATCTAAATGTCTCCGTATTTCTCTTGGTAACTAAATTTATTTATTACAGTTTTAATTTTAGGGAAATTAGAAATCTCTTTATATTTATAGAATAATCTACGTCAAATCTTAAAATATCTCCGGCTCGAAGTGCAATGTCCCAACCCACAAGAGTGTCATCAAAAGCTTTGTCTCCACTGTTAATTTGAGGTTTATTCCCCCCACAAATAGAAGTAAAAGCTGGATAAGAAGTGTAATCAGACTTAAGTATATCAACTCTTATACTTCCAGTTTCTTCTGAAAATATTTTCCAAGAATCAATTATACCACTAACATCTATTGTTAGATTTCCTTTTGTTCCAGCAGTCATATCAATGTTTCCACTATCAACAATAAAGTTAATAGTTCTTGTTAAATCAGCTGTTGTAACAAGAGCAATGATAAAGATATCATCAGAAGCTGTTGGTGGATTAGTAAAGATTATACTTGTTCCAGATACAACATAATCTTCTATTGGTTCTAGAAATAAATTATTTTTACCAACTAAAATTTGTTGATCGTTAAGTGGGGCATAGGTATTTGCGCCATCATATAAGGTAAAAGTTCTACCAATACCATTATATCCTGGAGATGTTGCCAGTAATATATTAGTATATTGAATTGACTTTGCAGGAATCTGGTAGTTGACTCCTAGATCATATTTTGTAGGAGCCCCTAGATCAACTCTTTTTCTATTTTGAGATACTGTTACGTTATATCCTGTCATAGAGTTACTCCAGGACTTACAAGAATATTTCCTTGAATTACTCTAGTCCTTACATTATTTGGTGAAGTAAGAGTAATATCATAAACATATCTTCCCTCAGTTATTTGACTAGTAACTGATCTTCCCATTCCAAGAGTAATTTCACCAGCAAGTCTATCTACAAAACTAACAGTAAAAGGATATGATGTAGTAGCAGTATAATTCTTTCTCATAAAACAAGAAGAACCATACCCTGTTAAATTCAATGGAGTTCCATCATCATTTCTGATGGTAAAATCTACTTCATAATCAGCACCTTGTTCAAGAGTTAAATTGATATTAATCGCAGACATTGTGCGTTTATACTATTTCTTATGAATTATTTATCCAAAACCTTTTGATGACTTATCCAAAATTTCAATAATTCCCAACATATCAAAAGGTACTTGCATCCACTCTAATTGAACTTCCTCATAGTGTTCAAATATTTTATACTCACCATTCCCATAAACAAATTTATATCTGTGCCTATCATATGGCTTATTGCAAGTTTGGGTAAAATCGTTCATAAAAAATGGGAGGATTTCTCCTCCCAATCTATCAGGTTAAATTCAATAAGTCAAAGATTTTCTTCTTGTTCTGTGAGAATTACACAATCACTCAAAGGATATGCAACACATAGCATAGAGAAACCTTCATTCATTTGATCATCATCAAGGAAAGATTGTTCTGAATTATCTACCTCACCTTCTACAACTTTACCAACGCAAGCAGAGCAAGCACCAGCACGACAAGAAGAAGGAAGATCTACACCAGCTTCCTCTGCAGCTTCAAGAATATATTGATCTTCTGCACATTGAATAACGGTTTCGGTTCCGTCAGGAGTTTGAAGAGTAATGCTATAAGTCATTGAAAGTAAAAGTGACTACGAGTAATTATACTACTTTTTTTCTTTTTTGTAACCTATTGTTGGCAAATCCTTATAATTCTTTTTTGGTGGATTATAAAGATTCGGCCAAGTATCGCGAATAATTTCTGAGAGTTTATATGGAGTTGTTGAACTTATCATGATGCATTATTTCTTCTTGGACGATAACTATAAAGATTTGCAGGTTTTGGTGGTTCCATCCAGTCTTCTATTTTATTCAGACTGTCTTCATTATAGAAGTCTTGTTGAACATACCATAACTTCCAATACTCATGTCCTTTAGATTGATTACAAGAATGGCAGCAACATACTACATTTCTTGTAATATCTAAACCACCTTTTGATTGTGGAACAACGTGATCTAATGTCAGATTTTGTTCTGCGTCACAGTATGCACATTTATGGTTCCAACTTTCTTTTATGTGTTTTCTCCACAATCGTCTTGCTTCAGATGAACTTGTTGTCTGTAAATTAAACAAGTATTCTTGAGGCGACTGGAGAATATCCATAAGTACATGCGACTTGTGAATATTTATTTCATCTAACGTGATGTCCTCCAAACATATAACGCATTCCATTTAGGATCTTTGCTCCGAAGGATCCGAGATTGCGTGAGTTAAATCTTTCAAATAGTGCAGTAGTAATGACAGGAGCGGGAACCCCCAGATCCACAGCAGCAGAAACAGTCCAACGACCCTCACCGCTATCGGATACGCCTCCAGAGAACTGTTTAAGGCTACCA